TTGATTATTATCCTCATATTTTAAATGTTTATTTTTTAGTATGTATTTACACACATCGAAACCAAAAGTTTGACTTAATTTAAAATCATTACTTGCGGGATGCTGTTGAGCGGTTGCTGCCGTCCCGCTGTATGTGTCGGGGTCGCTTGCTGCGCCCATCTTAAAACGACGATGATAATATACTTTGTATTTATCTTTATTAATTGGATTAAGCATATCTGTAGATAAACAACTTGGGTCAGTGTTTAACGAACCATTTTGATATAATTTATCTAATGTATTCGCTACTACAGATGTATTTTTTAATAGTTTTCCAAAATACACATCTACATAACCTACATATGAATTAGGTAATGTGTCTACTGTTGATACTGATGGTTGAATTATTCCTTTAATAATCCATCTTTTTAATTTGATTGTGTCTCCAATTCGTTGGGTCTCATATGTTCCTGAGACTAAATTAAATAATCTACTTCCTGTTGAGTTGTCTCCTGGCGCCCACGTAAAAAACTTATATGTGTCTACTGATGCTGCTCGTGATACTCTCGCTACTCCATCTTGCGATGTTAGTGTTAATGTAAACTTATTTTCATTATTTGAAGCAATAATTTTTTGAACTTTCGACGTAAAAGAAACTTTAGGTTTTTTACTATAGTTTTTACGGCGCGGCGTGTTGGACTTCTTGACTGCGACTGTTCGCATTCTGCGTTTTCCATAATAGGGCATTTATATAGACATTATATTATTATTTTTTATATTCTAATTTTAAAAATTGATTTAAAATTAAATATTGATACATCTTATATCTGCGATGACCGATGTTCCAGAAGTTCCAGTTTGTTCTACTGAAGGGGGTAATAGTATTTCCCCTTCAGTTCAAGAACCTTTGACTAAAGTCAAGGTTAATCCAGCAAAACGCTGGACTTTTACTCTAAATAATTGGACTGATTTAGAATATGAGTATGTGTGTTCCATTTGTTCCGTAATTTGCGGATTTTGTATAATCGCTAAAGAGACCGGAAGCACAGGCACTCCACACCTCCAAGGATACTTGGAGTTTAAGACTAAACAACGACCGTTGTCTATCTTTAAAGACACTAAACGCATTCATTGGGAAGTTGCTAAAGGCAACAGAGGACATAATATTGTCTATATTAGTAAGCAAAATCTTGTTTTTACAATCGGCATGCCTCCTCCTCCTAAACCTATTAAGATTATTACTGAATTAAGACCTTTTCAATTAGATATTGAAAACATCATTTTAACTGAACCAGATGACCGAACCATTCACTGGTATTATGATAGTATAGGCAATATTGGTAAGTCTGCGTTTATTAAATATTGTGTTGTTAAGCATTCTGTCTTATATATTGCTGGAGGTAAATATGGCGACATTATGAATATTATTTTCAACACGGATATGAATAAGATTAACTGTATTATGCTAGATATTCCACGCGCTAATGAGGGCAACGTGTCCTATGCTTCGCTAGAGAGTATTAAGAATGGATTAGTCTGTAATTACAAGTATGAAACAGGCACGAAGATTTTCAATTCTCCGCATGTTATTGTCTTTGCTAATTTTGCACCGAAACACGCTTATAAATTATCAGCAGATAGATGGAAGATTACTAACCTTGGACCTCCTACACCTGTCGTGTATGATGACGACAACAATTCTTATAATTCTTTTGATAGTGATTAACTTGTCGCACCGTCGCCGTCTAACGCCCGTAAAAGTTAATCGTCCTTCCTGCGGAAGAACAATCATCCTTTTAGGGCATTCACCGGTTCCTCTCTCCACCAGTAAAATCTTATCATATTTTTTTTATTTTAAACTGAAACTTCTTTAAGCGTCTTCGTACTCTGCGTACGTAAGAGCATCTATAGAATATAATGACCTATATGTTCCTGTTGTCCCAGTTCCTGCTGCCTGACCAGTTTGGGGAGTAAATGTTGCCCATAATGTTAAGTTCGCTATATCAGGATTATTTGGCGGCGAATAAGGAGAAGTTTGATTATTATCCTCATATTTTAAATGTTTATTTTTTAGTATGTATTTACACACATCGAAACCAAAAGTTTGACTTAATTTAAAATCATTACTTGCGGGATGCTGTTGAGCGGTTGCTGCC